CGTGCCAAGCAGGGTTGCGAGAACCATGCTCGGTTCTTTCGTTGGCACCCACTCAATCGACTTGCTGAGCATACCCGGTGGAAGGTCAATATCGCGAAGTTCACCCGGGCGGAGGGGACCATCGTCGCCCTTTATGCGGAGATTGCGAGACTTAAACCCCGAAGGCACGTTATTCATCGTGCCGGCATCAACCAGCTGACGAAGAATAGACGTGGCAGCGTCAGAGACGCCGCCCATGATGTGAATCAAGCCAGTGCCGTAAGGACCGAAGCCGGGAGCGAACTTGTACTGAGAGAAGTACGTGCGCTTCTTGATGAACGGCTTGTCCTCATCAAAGTTGCGATAGATCGCCAGGATGTTCTCTGACTCGCGATCAATGGTCACGATATACGGGAGCTTGATCCCGGTCTTCCTTCCATCCTTCTCGTGCTCGTAGCCTGGGAGGTCCAGGTCAACATACATCTCGAGAAGCTCGTTTGTCTCATCGAGCTCGAACGGCTTCGATTCACCCTTCAGGTCATCTATCTTTTCCTGCGTCTCTGACGCAGACGACAGCACATCGCTGATCTCGATGTCACGATAGAAGCCGATATTGATCAGCTTCCTAATGTCATTCTTGTTGGTGTCAGACATGATGTGCGTGTAGCGCGGCGATGTCTGAAGGTTCGAGCTACCGTAAGACATGACCAGCTTGTCAGCCGGCACCATCTTCTTGACCATCCGCTCGAGGATACGGTCGTAATAGCACTTGCGGAAACAGGAGCCAGCAAGGGCTTGGCGCCAGAGAGTAAGTTCGAGCTCGTCTCGATTCTCGGGCATCTTCACTGTCAGCTGGTAGTTAAGCTCTTCCTTGACGCGCTGACCGCGCTTCATATCCTCCGGCGTCACATTGCCTACGGCCCGGTATTGGGCCGGGCCTTGCGGCGGAAAGAGTTCGATGGCAGCTTCAGAGACGTATCGAATCAACGCCTCAGCTAGAACTGGGTGAAAGACGCCACAGGCGTCCTTCCATGGGAGGCTGCGCTCTTCAACCTTCAGACCAACGTAATCGAGACCTTTTTGGTAGGTGTCAAACCATTCAGAGCGGGCATCGAGGTCAACCTCAAAATCTCGGATTAGCTGGTTCGAGATAGACCTAAGGTCTTGATCGTCAATGACTTCCGCGAGGTTGTCGTTCCATCCAGGCTCGCCAATATCGGCAATGCCGCCTTCTGGGACCGGCACAAGCTCGCCGTCAACCAGCATAAATTCCTGTTCGCCATCGCCCTCTTCGCCGTCAAGCTCTACCTCGATCTCCAGATCATCTTCTGGGTCAGGACTAGCGTCTCCGGCGCCGCGGTCGGTGCGTTGGAATTGCGACATCAGTAAATCCGTCCTGACGGCCGAACAGGGCCTAGTTCATCGTCTTCAAACAGCTGATAGGTGTCTTGGCTTGACCCAATGAAGGACCGATCCCTGAGGTGTTGAACAGCTTGGGTTGTAGTATCCGCCAAGTCGTCGTTCTCCCCCCGAGGTAGATCGGCGCATTCATCAATAGTCACTTCATTTAAGGCGCAATTTGTATTGTACCAGACCACGCCTGACCTAAAGATGTCGGCCACATTTACTGCCCGGGCCACCTTATCGTTCGAAATGCCAGCTTTTCTAGCCGGCACAAAGGCCTCGACCGGGAAGCCGGCATAGATCAATTCATCGATAAGCGATATGCCGCTACCGCGGCCTTCGACCAAGATCAGATCAACGAAGTCGCCTGACCCGTAATCGTTTTTCACCTGAGTCTTCAGGGCCGGGAACTCGAGACGATCACGATAGGAGTCGATCAGCATGATGTTCGCTTTGTTGCGGCCATCTGCGTCCGGATGATAGAACACACCCCAGCGCGTGCGCGCTGAGAAGTTGTTGGCCGTCTTGGCCGTAAAGGCCGTATCCCAGCTGTCGATCACATAGCTGAACGCCGGGAGCGTGGGGCGCTCCCATGGCTTCCAATCGCTGCGCTTAATGATGGCCCCACCTTCAGTGACGGGCTCCTGCATGTACTGAGCGGCCCAGCGAGAGGGTGGAATTTCCGCCTTGACCTTCATGAGCTCTTCGATAGACCAGTATTCTGGCCAGAGCGGATTTCCTGTATCCTCGAAGATGACCGGGAACTTAAATTCCTTCCAGTCATCGATAGTGCCATTATCCATAGCCTTTGCTAGGACCTGTCCAGACAGGTCCCGCTTAGACCAGCGCGTAGCCGTGATGACGATAGCCCCACCCGGCTGAAGGCGCTGACGCGCCAAGCCGTACCATTCGAAGCTGTCATCGAAAATCTTTGGATTATACATGCCAGCAAGGGCATCTGCTTCGGAGTGCGGGTCATCGATATTCAGGACGTTCGCACCGCGGCCGGCGAGAGCGCCGCCGACACCTGTAGCGTAATAGTCGCCACCCTTGTTAGTGTTCCAGCGACCAGCAGAACGGCTGTCGGACTTGATTGTGACGCCACCGAAGAGGTCCTTATAGGACTGGCCTTCCATGGTGTCGCGGACGCGACGCCCAAAGCCCTCAGCCAGCTGGGCTGTGTTTGAGACCTGGATGATCTTGTGGTTAGGATGGTGTCCGAAGTAGAAACTCGGGTTCAACCATGACGCAAATTCGCTCTTTGTGTGACGAGGAGCAAGCGAAATTATGACCCTTTTAAGTTCACCTCTATTGATGGCATCATAGATTTTAGCCATCTCTCTGTGGTGCCGGCCCTCAACGAATTTCGACACGTATTGAGGGAACATATAACGGGCATAGCCAAGGAACGTGTTCTTTGCGTTCTCTAGTTCCCGCTTTTGCTGGGCCTCTTCGAGCATCCGCAGGATTTCCCGCTGATCGTTCGGAGAGAGTTTGGCAATATCATTAAGATTCAGGTCGTGGAGATTCATCGGCCGCTAGCGCCTTGACGTATCTGTAATATTGGGATTTAGATACGCGCTCGTAGCGGACGTTCGGCGGAAAGACTTCCCTGTTGAGCGAGAGCAGGGTGCCGTCTTCGCATGGGGCAACTTCGTTGCCTTCCATGATAGCTACAAAGGCTTCTGCACCGCGGTCTGTGAAGACCGCCCAGTCACCGATCACCGGGTAGGTCTCCGGCTCCACGATGACCTTGCAAGCAACGGCCCTTTTGCGGCGCTGCAACACAGTGCAGAAGTCGATCTTGAGAAAGGCTGCCACCTTGTAAGCAGATGGCGGTCTTCCGTCTCTGTTCTTCAGATAATAGTAGGCGTAGAGAAGTTCAAAGATATGAGCCGGCATTCATTGGACCATTAGGCCTTCGTAATGGATCAGCTGCGTGTCGGGCATGAGCTCAGGATTGACCAATCCATTGCACTCACTCAGGGCTTGGCCGAATGCTTCGTTGAGGCGTTGGTCAACAATCTTGTCCACCATGTCGCCATGGTAGTCTCTCTGGCCCTCCGACCATTCAGAGCTAGCCATGAGCTTGGTCATGTAACGAAAGAACATGCCGGCTGCCATGGTGACAGCGGCGAGGGACGGATTCATTTCCACGACAGTACCTTTGAATTCCTCAAAGATGATGTTAGCGTTTTGTTCCATCTCGGCTATCATAGCCAGTTTGGTTTCTTCTTCCATCTTACCCCTCAGATACACATAGGGGCCAGGAGGGACGAACCCATCCTGACCCCCATGCACTCACCCTCGTAAAGATGGTTAGACGGTCGGCTCGACTGCCGGCACATCAGCTGCTTGCGCGGCTTCTTGGATGGCCGCGTCAGTTGCAGCAGCTTGTGCGTCAGCATCAGCCACAGCGTCATTTGCGATAACAGCCGCATCAATAGCGGCTCCATCGCGAGCCTGTTCTTCGGCAACCACAGCGCTGGCGTCAGCGGCGGCAGTGACAGCTTCAGCCGCTTCTTGCTGGGCTTGTTGCGTGTTCAGGACTGCATCCGGAACCTGATCGGCAATGATCGCCACGTCGGTCACCGCAACCGCTTCCTGCGCGGCAGCTTCCTCAACCGCTACAGCTGCGTCGGTGCGGGTGGCCTCAGCCTCGACAACCGCTTCGGCGGTTGCTTGAGCAGCGACAGCCGCGTCCTGAGCAGCGGCCGCGGCAGCGGCAGCGGCCTCAGCAGCGACGCGATCAGCTTCTTGCTGACGGGCAACCTCAGCAGCAGCTTCTTCAGCAGCGGCCTGTGCGGCAGCGGCAGCTTCGGCAGCCAAGCGATCACGCTCTTGCTCCTCGGCAACTCGAGCAGCTTCAGCTTCCGCTGCTACGCGGGCTTCTTCTGCGACACGAGCGGCCTCAGCGGCAGCGGCCTCAGCGGCAGCCTTTTCAGCCTCAGCAGCGGCGGCAGCAGCAGCCTCAGCGGCCAAGCGCTCAGCCTCAGCCTGAGCCGCAGCGGCGGCAGCAGCATCGGCTGCCTCTTGAGCGAGACGAGTGCGTTCAGCTTCTTCGGCTTGAACTCGCTCCGCTTCTACGCGGGCAGCTTCAGCTGCGGCAGCAGCTTCGGCAGCAATACGGGTTTGTTCGGCCTCAGCAGCCACGCGAGCCGCTTCTTCTGCGGCTGCTTGAGCAGCAGCTTCAGATGCAATTCGATCTGCTTCAGCTTGAGCAGCAGCGGCTTCAGCCGCGGCAACAGCCGCAGCATGATCGCGCTCTGCTTGCTCAGTCGCGAGACGCGCAGCTTCCGCGGCAGCTACAGCTGCATCGATTTCCTCTTGAGAAGGTCCAGCCGGGGGAGTTACTTCACTCGACCCCGGCTGGGAACCGTCACCTGCCGGGTCTGGAACAGGAGCGGTATCTTGGACGATAACAATAGGATTGGTCGGTTGTTCCGCTGGAACATCAGGCTGGACAATCACGACATCAGGCGCCGGAGGAAGGGGCGCCGGAATGGGAAGAGGTTTATCAGCATCACCCTGCAAGATCAAGGCGCGAAACTCAGTGACAGCCTGGAAGGCATCGCCTTCGACACGGCGGGCTTCATCGGCCGCGGCCCACGCAGCAGCTTCTCGAGCATCGAGCTCGGCCTTGGCCTGGATGTTGGCTTCTTGGAGGGACTCAAAGCTCGAGACCGCAATTTGCGTCTCGGTAGCTCGATCCAGCCAATTCTTGATTACATCTGCGAAACGTGCGTCGAATGCTGGCACTATAGACCCCTATGATTCCCTGGTGAAGCGAAATACGTCCACTCTAAATATTCCAGCCATACCCATGAATCAAGGGCGCTGCGAGCTTAGCGAGCAGGACTGTTAGGGCTCCCCAGGCTAACAAACTTATAAACCACAATAAGAGGTCTGCACCCCAGTACCAGCCACCGGCAAAGGCCATAGCAAAATTGATATATTTCATTGAGGTATGATCAACGTGCTTTTGAGCATCGGGACCGATTGCTTGGCATGTTCCAAGAGCTTCTTTGCAAGAAGCTCGAGTTGATCAGCATATTCCTTAGTGCCGGCCTGATGGTTGCCATTGATCTGGATGATCTGCATGTCGGGTAGAAACCCGACAAGAAGACTGGCGGCGCCGTTGTTTGCAAACTCCTGGCAGATAGACCCCAAGCGAATGTTCATGAATTGCTGCGGCGACACATCCAATGGGGTCGTCATCTATCGATTACTCCATACGCAGCCGATGGCTGCTTCTAGTAACTGAATTCGCACCCGGCAACCTCTAAGCGTTCTGCCGGTTATCACGCTCTCTCGCCTCAGGTGGCCACCTTATCGAGTCTCCTGTTTGCGCTTGGCCAACTGCTGTTGACGGCGCGTGCGAATAGTGTATCGAGATGCAGCTGTAGGGCTACACTGCCTACACAGTGCCGGCTTGCCCTGTTCGAGCAAATCAACACCTCGATTTTCTGGCGACGGCTGGGCACCCGAGAGACCAATTTAATCAGCCCGCTTGAGACTGAACCATCAGATTGGAGCGAGGAGTGGTCGTTACCCCACTTGTACCTCGCGTCGCCGGAATAACTCTCTGTCGCGACACTCGGCTTACTTTACGCCCTCCGATCTAGACATCTCCACCGAGACGCCCGGCAGAGCTAGAGGGTCCTCGCAAACTTATTAGAGAAGGCGCGCGACGGGATCGAACCGACACACCCGCAACTGTTAGCCAACTAAACTCCTACCCGGCCTTATCGGGTCATTGGAGCAGAGGTTCATGGATACCCTCCCTAGCCCAGTGGCCTTCTCTAAACTCACAAAGCTTTCTTACCCGTTCGCTTTTCTTTGTCAAGAGAAGAAGCTCTGCTTCGCATGGAACCTTGGCGACCCCAGGGCAGCTTCACCTTCACTCCCACCGGAACATACTGCCCATCACTGTGCGGGCTGTCCTCGTAGACCTCAATCTCTGCTTCGGTCCTCCGAAGCTGTGTCTTACCATCATGAGGGATCAGGACAGATTCTACAACTAAATCATCCGTAACCTTCGACTGTCGGCGGATCGTCACATTGCCTCGACCATAAAGGTCTCGGCTCAATCTGATCTTCCCTGCATCGGCGCCAGAGCCGATTGTCAACTCAAGACTGGTATTCTCGCATTTTGCCCCAAAGAGCATCTCAGCGGATTCAGCAGTGAAGAGCACATACGGCGTCAGTTTGCCTGCCTTGCCCCTCTTGCGGGCTCCTATGCTGATTGCGGGGACGGGCCGCTTTGAGCGGCCCTGTCTAGTCGGGAGTTCGAAACTCACTCGTCAACAGCCTCTTCCATGGTCTTTATAGTGGTCGCTACGCTCCATACACCCGCCTTCAG